CTACTTTAATATCCTTGCCGCCACCCTGTGTACCGTATGAGCTTGTTGATTTAACGTATACATTGGCATGAAGCATCATCGTTGAGCCAACTTCTGGCAGCGTGGTGATGTTTAGTTTTTCTAATTCGTCAGTACCAAGATGCAGACACAGACCATACGGATATTCTGGAGCATCTCCCTCCATCTCTCCTGGCATCTCTTCCATCTCAGGCTTGCTCTTCATATTAATCATTGCCATTTCAACCTCCTTGTGGTGTGTTATAACCGCTGAACATATCGATCACGTTTGTCAAAGCATTCGGATCTTGTGTTGGTGACTGGGCAAGATTCTTAATGGTCTGAGATGTTTGCTGTGCTTGCGCTTCTTGCTGCTGTGCTGCCATTGCCTCTTGCCTTCCTTGTCTAATTATTGCAACCTGCTCACCAGAGACTATCAGATGAGGATCAACCCCCAGCATATCTGAGTAAACATCAACCCATTGGTCAGAGTCGAACCTGTCGAGAACGTCCGGCTTGATCTGGGCGATATTCCCCAGGCCAGTTACAAATCTATCTACAGAATTGGTGCCGATTGCACGTTGAGCTTGGGCCAACATTGATACAAACTCGATGTTAAGGTCCACTCCCTGCAATTCCTGTGGTGGAGTTGGGAGGATACCGGCTTCAACAATGCGATCAAAAGTTAAGGTGACCAATGGCTCGAGCAACTCGTTATGCAATCGCTCAAGAACCGGTCCAAGCATCAATAACTTCTCTTCGTGTCTCTCGGCAACCTCAGTTGCGGTCATCCTGGTGTCGGTTGCAGATGCAAGCATGAGGAAAAGATCGGCATAGAACGCGCCACGAATGCGCTCACGCACATCTTGTATGTCTGCCAATAGGTGAGATAGGTCTAGGTTTACATCGAACGCTGTGCGGATTCCTCCACCGGCATTGACCTGGTCAACGAATGTTATTCCACCAGGCAAAGTCTCGACATCACGGTTCTTCATGCTAGACGGTACTTGAAGAGGTGGCTTTGTCTTGTAATCGATACCTTGCGCCTTGCGTAGTTGCTCATGCTGCAACTGCTTTACATCGCCCAGAGCTTCCATTGCCGGCGATCCACCGTAGATATCGCCACCACTCGTGGACCATCTAGGCACCACTGCCGGGAACACTTTATAGCCAGACTCACGCAGATACTGATCAGGATTGCCACCAATTTCAAAGTGGACGGACATGAATGGCATATTCTTTGAATCTTTTTTGCGACTGTCCCGGTCTTCACGAGGCTCGATGGCATGGATGATCGTCACCCACTGGTCGAGAGACCCGCGATCAAACATATTCTGTACACTTGTTGAGCAGTTCTCGTAACCAAACTCTTTGACCAACTCCGCCACAGTCTTCTCAAACTCACGGTACAAGGTGCAGACCGTGCCTTGGTAGTCGGTTGCGATAGCAAATTCCCCTGTTGTCAGGGGATAGTTATGAATTACATTCTTGTAGTCAGGGAGAATAATATTGGCTGAAGTTCCGAATGCTCCGAGTTCCTCGTACATCTGGTGCAATGCACGGTAGGTATTGGACTTCTGGAAGATGATCTGCATCAACTTGGTTACATCGTTCAACCAAATCTTCACTGGAGCGTAGTTATTCAACTCAGGATCGCTTGTGGCGAGTCTAAACCATGGACGGGCTGGTGAGGTAGCGCCTGCCATCATCCCAGCGCCCAGCACCCTTAGAGCGCGAGTGCCGGTGTTGTCATAGATATTGTTGTGTCTACGCCAACCCTTGTCTCGATCTTGAACAAAGAATCGCCCGGACCTTGGGAGTATGTAGGATGAGATCTCTTGCCAATGACTCCACCAAGAAGCCCGTTCACTCTTGAGTTGACCCCAGCGAGTTAATAGTTTTTCGCGCTTTGGTATTTCAAGCGGAGTGTTTCTTGGTGCCTGAGTCTTTATCTTCGCCATTTAACCACCCAATAGAGATTTTCTTCCAAGTGCTAGACTTGCTGGATCAATGCCCATACCTTCTGTGAGCATGGTTGAGCCGCCACCTTGACCGGTTGCCGCTTGCTGAGTACCGGATGCTTGGCTAGATGCAGCAGCATTCTGCTTTACCTGGCTTTGATCGATGACTGGAGCGACTGGTGCTGGTGGTACATATGGGGGTGGGGATGGACCGCACATAATAATTCTCCTTTAAGTTAACCGCCGAGTAGTGTTTTCTTTCCAAGTACCAGGGTATTTGGATCGACTCCAACGCCCTCTGTAAGCATTGTTCCTTGTCCAGCAGCCATCTCCTCTTGCTTTGTCCTGGAGGTTGTAGTGGCAGCCGATGCATTCTGCTTGACCTGTGTCTGATCGATAACTTTTGGAGCCTCTGGCATTGCTGGCATTGGGGGCATTCCACCGAAACACATATTATTCTCCTGCGAAATTAAACAACATCGAGTGAGAGTAATGCTTGAAACCCATTCTCTCCCACAGCTTGGCCGTTCTCAAATCAGTTACCGCACTTGCGTAGTATCTCTTGACCCCGCGAGATCTCATCTCGTCCAGCCCAAACTTTATCAGCTTCTTGCCGATACCATTTCTACAATCTTTCGATACAAAGAGGCCAGCTTCTGAACAAACCAGGTCTTGGTTCTGCATATCCAATGTGATGTAAATGTTAAAATACCCGATAGGTTTATCATCATTCCTCGCAACTATTGAGATCATTGCACCAGCATTCGCGGCCCTCTTATACTCTCCAAGCCTTGGATTGTATGGAGGTAGATCAACTCCAATCTCTCTTAGCCTTACACAAGTCTCAGTGTAATGCTCTTCGTACAGTTCTTTTAATTCCTCGTACTTCTCGTCAGCATCTTCCAACGCAATCGTTTGCATTAGCTTCCTAGTAGCGTGGTCTTTTTACCTAAACTTAGTTTCTCTTGTGGGATTCCAAGCTGGCCAGTGAGCATTGTCTCTCCAACCCCCTGGGAAGCGGCCATCTTCTCTTTATCTAGAATACCTGTATCAGGAGCCTTTTGATTTGCTTTGTTAGTTGCCTCTTCTGCCAGTTTCATCTGTGCTTTTTGTTGGGCAAGTTGAGCGTCCTGTGCTTGTTGTTGCATAGCCATCTGCTTTTTCTGTTGAGCATTGGCTTGTTGCCCAGCATAAATAGAATACCCAGCCATTATCGCACCAAGAGATAAAGCGGCTATAACACCCGCTTCCAACGTCATTCCCTTTCTTCCGCATCGCGGTCTAAAAGCTTGCTCCGGCAACATTGTGAAGTGGTCGTATCTCATCAAATCCCCTGCATTATTTAAGAAGGTAACTCTAAGTTTCTTCTTGTTTGCAATTTCTCATGCTCAACGGTCATTTCTATTTCAGCTTCATCTACTGTGCTTGCATTACTTTTAAACACAGATGTCCAATATGTATCTTGATGCGCCAATCCAACCCTCTTCTTCCCGCTTAACGCCTGGATAACATGGTATCCAGTAAGCCTAACCGACCGGTCATCAGTAGTAACAGTAATGTCTCCAGAGCTTATGCATACAGAATCATTACTCATTGCAGCGCCAATTACTGCCACTCCAGCCGGTATCATTATAGTTCTTGCATACATACCGGAGTGAATTAGACTTGTTGTCTCTATTTCAATCTGTGGAAACTTTAATGCTTCTGATTCAAAATCTATAATTCTTTCTTGTGAAGGAGCAATCCCACTTAACAATTCTATCGAATTAGCTTTTATATTTACATGGTTCGATTTAGTTACGGATACTTGATTCTTCTTTGTACGGGTCATATTCTTTCCTTCCCTTGTAATTCCCCAGTTCCATGACAATGTGTCGCTTCGGAGTGTCCATCAATGCAAGTACATAAGCTGATGCGTAATCAGGTGACCGACCGATCTTCTCGATGATCTCCTCCCTGCTTGATACATAAACCGTACTTCCAACCAGCTTCCACGTTGGAGCGGCTAAATCAGCCAGCAAGCCGGAGTCAGGTGGCAGGCATATCCCAGTATTGTTTGCCGGGTCTAGAGCCTCTCGCATCCTCCAGTAGAGTTCTGAACGCTGGTTCTTGAACCGCAGTCTTCCAGACTTATCCAATCCCAAGGCAGACTCCGACACATTAACACCAATCACTTGAAGTCTCGACTCAGATAAGAAGTCGTATGGACTGGCACCGACTCCGATCACATCAATATGAATAACGCATCGATCTCTCATTGCTCCGACTACCAGACCGGCAACTGTTGGACCGTCAGGAGTTGCAGATCCAGGATAGACCATTGGAACATCGAACCACATTCCGTGCCTTCGAGCCAGGAGAGTCTTATCCTTCCCCGCCCTAGCAACGTCCACCCCTATTGAGTCCATTGGAGCAAGCTTCTCCGGCCTCCTCCACCGCTTCATGGCTTGATCTATCCATTCTGTGGGAATCACCTGCCATGGGTTATCTTCAATGCCGGCCTGGAAGTCACCATTCAGCATCTGAGATCGTAGCGGTTCTGGCAATGACTGCAACTGCGCCATGTATCCAGTGTTCAATAGGTATGGATTGTCACCGATTCTAGACGGGACGAATGTTCTGGACTGTGGAGTTATGCGCTCTTCATCCAAGTCGAATGGTTCCCCGCTTACCACCTCAAGATCCTTGCCTCCAACGGTTGCATACCACCGGAGTTCACCAGGCTTGGCCGGATTTGGGTGAGTCTTATCTAGCCATGGAGCAAAGTATCGAGTGATCCACCGGCCACCGGCAGTGGTTGGAGGGTTGAATGTAAGCAGTGCCTGGCACGATTGGTTTGGTTTGGTGGTCCGTAACCATCCCATCACATACCTGACCTGATCCTCCCTCATGTTCGCGGCTTCATCAAATACCAGGAAGTCGTGAGGTCTGCCCTGATACTTCTTCTCATCACCAGGGTTTGGGAAGGAGCAGAACTCTACCTGGACCCGCTGGCCATCAGGCCTAGTAAGTCTCCAGATATTGTCCTTTCCGTTAAATCCTATTCTATTGCCAAGTAGATCTGTGAAGCGATCTATCACCCCGGTTAACTCGGTGCCGTTCATGCGGAAGATGCCAACCGTTTGGTGTTTGGTGAGAGATTTCCCTACCGCTAGATCCGTCTTACCTCCACCGGCTGCGCCACCGTATCCAATAATGTCAGCCTTAGAGTGGTATGCCATGGACTGCGGGCCAGGCAGTGGTCTCCATACAACAGTGTCTGTTTGAAGCAACTGGTCCAGTTCGGCCAGTTCTTCCGGAGTTAGAAACTTTAGAATATCTGGATCAATCTTGATCAAGCTTAGACCTTTCGACAGCTTCGTTGATTATCTTAGCAGCCTGGGCAGCCCGTTCGTTGTTGGTCAGAGGATTAAGGGGCGCATCTTCGTCACCAGCAAGGATCGTCCGGTCACCGTAGACCTTCGGCAATTGCTTGGAGAGTATCCATTTTCTTGTATCAACTCGCAGTCTCTGGTGCTGGACACCGGCGTTATCGATCCTCCCGTCAGCCAGTTTAACAGGCTCTTGATCGGCGATATTCAATGTGTCATCAGCCATAACCTCAAGCCCCACTTGGCGAGAGTGGGCGTACTGAAGACGAAATTCTATGTTCGCATTACTTGCTAACCATTTTATAACTTGTCCAACGTGAGGAAAGTCATCGCCTTTGCATATGGATCTGAGACTTTCGCCGGTCTCCATGCGCTCACAGATTAAGTTACCCATCTCTGCTGTAAAGGTGGATGGTCTACCCACTGGATTCTTCTCTCCGGACTTTTCTTTAGTTGTCATGATATTTTCTTGAAGTGGTCTATTGATTGGGATCTGCGGGTGTAGTTGCAAATCTTTTGGACTCCCGCCACGGATATTGAATAACGTCTGGCAATTTCTGAGTAACTTAGTCCCAGATCCTCTCTGAGGTCTCGGATGTGATCGATGTCATCATTACTCAATTTGGAATTATGATGGTCCTGGCCAATTCTCCAGCCGAACTCGTTCACTGCTACATATTTACCAGGCTTATCACCCAAGATGGGGGGCATTGCTTATTAATTTGATTGCCCAAATCAATTCTGGAGGTGCGATACGGTTTCCCATAAGCCATTCCCGCCGTACGAACATGAGTACAGCTTCATTTTACACTGTTGAATTCATTACACAAGGCAGATAGCACTATAGATTCAGACCTGATTTTGATGCTCGAATCTATAGTTACAGTTTTGTCCGACAGAATGTCCTTCAGAATGTCTCATGGAAGACCATACTTATCTCGGCATGGAGCGCAGCAGCCCTCGATCAACCGTCCGCTGTCACGTCCGCACATATCGCAGTCACCTCGATACCCC